CGTGTCTTCTAGGCTTCTTCCTTGCGCTACACTTGATGCCCCCGAACCAAGAGCGGCGCCCAGAACAGGCCCAATCCCAGGGATGAAGCTGCCAGCAACGGGAAGTGCAATGTCGGCAAGGAGGCCAAGCGTTCGGCTGTTCGGACGGTCTGTTGATACGCTTTCAAAGGAATTGCCGCCTGGACGAGTTACCTGAATGTCCCAGTTAGCCTTATTGCCAGCAGACATTGACAGAGAATTGGCCGCGTCAATTGCCGCACGAGCGCCTTCGTATCCAGTGCCAGAGTAAATCACTTCGCCAGTTGCGTTGTTAACCACGCGGATAGGCGTATCAGCAGCTACAACCAGATTGTTCTGCCCACCATACATGGAAGTCGCGTTGCCAAGATTAGACAGCGGAGCCGTGAAATACTGATAATCAGGCGCGTTCTGGATAATAGCACCATAGGCGCTTTGAAGATTGGGAACGAAGTCTTCACGCGGTGTCAGGAGGCCGCCAATGTTGCCAACATCTTCTGCCATTACATCATTCCTTGTTCTTGGGCGGCGATCTGAGCCATCTGCTCTTCTGCAATCTGGTCTACAAACTGCTGGTCTTGTGCGGCCTGAGCCTGCTGCTGGGCTGCAACCATGGCTTTCTGCACATTGCCTTGCTGACGGAGCAATTCGCGGTCACGCTGCATCAGGGCTTCGATGTTAGCCGTGTTTACAGCCGTGCCATATTTTGCCTCAATCTCAGCGGCCTTAATCATGACTTCTGCGTCAATCTTATCGCGCTCGCGGTCATCCTTCAGCAGCATCTCTTCACGCTGCAACTCAAGCTCTGCGGCCTTCTTCTGGATGTCAGCTTGGATGCTCTGCGCCTGAACCTGTGCCAAGATTTGCTCTGGGCTGGGCGGAGGAGGTGTCGGAGCGGGCGGCTGGAAGTTCTGCGGGTTCTCAAAGAACTGCGTAACATCCTTGAACCCTGCAACAGCCAGCATCTGCTCAAGCGTGTTGTAGTAGTTGTTCATCGACACCAACGGGTTGTTCATTGGCCCAAGTTGCTGCAACAGCATCTCTTGCTTCTGAGCGATGACGTTCAAGAAGGCCATCTTCTGTTGATCTGAGCCTGTTCCCAACGCAACATTCACCACAACGTCCATGTTTGCGTCCCGTCTTAAAGCCAGTTTCGGCAAAGATGCGGCAGATAAGTTCAATATGCTGCTGAGAGGCCGTTACAGCGGCGTTAACAGCCGTTGCAGTGCCAGAAGCCAGTGCAGACGGGTCAAGGCCAGCAGATGCCTTCGTGATGCCTGTGCGGCTCTCCTTAACCTCATCCATGTATTGCAGCATGGGGAAGGCCGCCTGAGATACGTTCGGTGTTACGAACGGCTGCACAGCACCTTGCGACTTCATGCGGATGATGCCGCCAACTTCGGTGTTCAGAACGTCTTCAATAGACGCTTGGCCTTCAACGACACCCATGCGGGGGTAGATCGACTGAGCCAAGCTATCCAGCGTGTTGCGCATAATCGACGACTTAATGCGCTGAATGTCCATCACAACGTCAGCAACGGACATACCGAAGAACGTGTGAGGCTCTGGATCAGGGCAGAAGTCAAAGAACGGATGGTCGTCTACAGCTTCTTGGTGCAGCAGCTTGTAAGCGTTACCACCTACGCAGACCTTACGAAGCTCGGCAATCCCGTCTCCGTCCATGTCAACGTAGAGATAGCCCTCAATGTAGAGAACCTTCTTAGCTGATACGTCAGTCCGGCCAGCGCCAAGGATGGTTGCCTGCGGGTTGCGGTCAAACGTCTCTTGGTTGCCTTCGAAGTCGTCCTGTGTTTCGTAGCCAAGGTTCTCAACTTCGTCCTGCTCGTAACCCATAGCCACAAGCTCAGAGACAGTCATGTAACGACGATGGCCGATAAACTCGAAGTCATTGATAGACTTAGCACGGCGATCAATCAAAAGCTCTTCAGGAGGCAGCGCAGCTACGTTAAGGCGGCCTTCCTTCTCCTTACGGACGACTGTGGCGCTGTAGACTGGCATCTGAACGACTGTAGCGATGCCTTCAGGGGTCAGCATCTCAGTCTCAGTGTATTCTACTTCAACCTCACGAAGCTCGACTTCTGGGTCGGACATGAGAACCATGTAGGCGTTCTCGTCGATGCCCTCAATCTCGTAGGTCTTTACTGTTTCAGTCTCATCCCACCAGATTTTGCCAAAGCCGTTCTTACGGATGAGAGCATCCTTGAACATGGCGTAGGCGTGGATGAAAAGGTTGTTGTCGCGTGTCAGGCAGTAGTTGACATAATCCGTGGCTTGCTCGGCAACCTGAATGTCTTCAGCGCGGTTCGGAGCGTATTCCACCACGTTAGACGAGCCAAAGAACACCCGCATAACGCTCGGCAGGATGGCTTGCACTGTATCGCGCACATCCATCGACACGACCTGAGAGCGGCCCTCCTCTTCGTTTCCGAAAGGCTCACCCTTGTAATACTGCCCAGCTTCAGCGCGCTCGGGAGAGATAACGTCATCAATATAGGCTTGCGCGTCATCAATCTCGCCAGCGACGATGTTCTGAAGCTCTTCATCAGACATAGCCTCTTCTTCAGGCATATCGACTTCGACTTCCATGCCGTCCTCCATCTCCATAGAGACTTCGGGCATAGCGTCTTCCATTTCAGCCATCGTGGGCTTTGCGTTCTTTCGATATGCCATAGTTTCGCCTTACTTCTTCTTCGACTTGCCTGCTTCAGACAGGGCAATCGCAATGGCCTGCTTGCGTGACTTAGCCATAGGGGCCTTTGCGGGGCCTTTGGGGTTCACACCAGCGTGCAATGTCCCACGCTTGTATTCGCCCATTACCTTGGCAATCTTCTTCGCTGCTGCGTCGAGCTTCTTCATTTGGATTTTCCTTTGTTCCGAGCGGAGATAGCTTTGGATTTGGCTTTCGCGTCTGCTTTAGATGACGCACCCCACGCTTGCAGCGATAAGAGGAGGCGGGTTGGTTTTCCCTTCTCATCGCGCTCCGGCCCAGGCATGCCGCCCATGCGTGCTAAGAATGATGCCCTCCGAGGATTATCGCCAGACTTAACGGGAGCTTTTAGGTTCATTCCCTGCGCTTTTGCGGACGCACGACCTTTGGCGTTTAAGCCACCAGAAGGGGATTTACCCTCTTTGCGTGTCCATGCAGGAGACTTCATCAAACAATTCCACGGATATTGCGCTTTATAGGCGTATAACCCATTTGTTCGCGATGCGCTATGGCAAAGTATCTTGCAGCGTCTGCGTAGTGTGAAGTCCAGTCATGATACGGGTGTGACTGAAACTCTTGGCGCTTGTCGTCGTAAATACGGCGATACATTCTCAGCGCCTCAATCCCCGTCTTGCAGTTGTCTTTGTCGAACCAAGAGCGCGGCAAAAGCATCCTGAGAGCCTGAATGCCGTCAATGACATCCATGCGCGGCGCAATCTCAATGTTACGCAGCCCAAGCTCCTGCAAAACCTCTAAGCGGCTCTTGCCAGTTCCAAGCTCACGGACACGAACGTCATGCGGAAGATAGTGGTTCCCCCAGACGTAAGGCTTGTCCTGCAGCTGCTTTACATACCAGTCGAGGCCAACGCCTTCACCTTTGAGACAATCAATCCAGCGGGTTTCTCCACCATGCGCCTGGACGAACCAGATGACAGTGCTGTCGGACATACCCAAGTCCCAAGCAGTGTGGACTGGTAGAGATGGGTCATAAGGAACAGATGTAATTCGTGCCTCTGCGTCTGCATCTGAAAACTCTTTGCCATAGTATGCGCCACGAATGGCTGCGTCGAAGCTGCACTCGTATTCTTGGTTAAACTCGTCTTCGCTCATCATGCGTCGAGCGTCATTAAGTTCCTTGTTGTCCAGCAGGCCAGTCTCAGAAGCCTTCAGCATCAGGCGTGACCAGTCTTCGTCCTGCTCCGCGTTCTGCCACAGGTCATAGAAGACGTTCTTACCCTTGGGCGTTCCAATGAAGATTGCCCAGCCTTTGCGGTCTGAAAGCGCAGGACGGATAACTTGCGTCCAGACAGTCGGGTTCATGTCACCAAACTCGTCCAGCACGCATCCGTCGAGATAGATACCACGCAGTCGATCGGGATTGTCAGCGCCATAGATGCGGATACGAGCGTTGTTGTTCGGTAGCTCAATCCAAAGCTCTGAGGCGTTTACCTTGCGCTCGTCACCAAAGCATTCGGTGTATTCCAGCAGATACTGCCAGGCGATGTCTTTGGCTTGGTTAAGCTGCGGCGCGATGTAAGCGAAGCGTGGGTTTGGCTTAATGCAGCACGCAGCCTCTTTGATTAGGTCGTTAACGCACGCAACTGTCTTACCAGCGCGGCGATGAGCTACGACAATTCCCCACCGCGTCTCACGCAAGTGAAGTGGCATGAACTGCTTGCGCGGCTCATACGGGCTTTCGATTGCTTTTAGCTCGGTGTCTTCCACACAAGCGCGCCCCTTACCGCGATGTTAGCTTCAATGTCCGCGTTGATCTGTAGCGGGAGGACTTTCGGATAGATGGTCGTCCAGAACGCACGCTCGTTAACTTGGTTCTCTTTAGCCCATGCAACAAGGCGCTCTGTGCCTCCAAGCTGTTCTGCTGCTTGAGAGATGACGTTCTTAGCTAACTGCGTGGTCTTGTTAGGCACGCCTTTAGGTCGACCAGGCCCAGGACCGGGAAGGTTCCC